TGGGTGGTTGGGGTCTTGATAAACACTCCAGTTGTCGCGTTTATATTTGTCTATTTGTGCCTGCACTGTTTCGGGGTCATTACCGGCGCCCCCGCCCTCGCCGGGCTTCCTGCTCAACCCGTCGTTGGCGACGTAGGTGGTATACGCTTTATCAAAGGCGTAGGTTACAGACGCAAGAGTGGCTGGGTCTAAGTCACTCAGTTCGTTGGTTACGCCAAGTTCGTCTTTAAACTTTATAGCGTTGGCGAGAGCTTCGTCTTTCCTGCCATCCCCGACAAGTTCTATAACCCTGTCATCAAAGCCTTTGTCTGCTTCGGCTTCTTTGGCTTGAACTTCTCCAACCAGCTCAGAAACAGCGTTGTTTATAAGAGCGGGGTATCCTTCTTTTGGGTCCATAAGAATGTCTACACTCTTTTGATTAAGTCCGGCTTTGTTGAAAAGCCCGGTAAGCTCTTCTTTAAACTGTTCGTTCCCGCGAAGTTTCTCAAAAATCGCCTCGTCATTTACGTTATACTTACCATCCGCCGGTCGGGTCTTGTTAAAGAACTCTTCCCATTCCTGGTCCGTCGCCTTACTATAGTCGGGGACGTCCTTCTTACCTGCGAGTTGCTTATAACCCTGTATTTTCTTGGAAAACCCCTCCCAGTCTCTCACGTCCTTAAAATCCGGGTCGTTTTTAAATTGCTCCGGGAGGGCGAATTCTCCGCCCCCATTACCCGCGTCGTCTGCTCCTCCTGCGCCAGCACCCATCATATCGGCGCGTCCGCCTGCGCCACCGCCTTCATTTCCAGGGTTGACTTCGCCCCCTGCGTCTGGGCCTTCGCCGTCATTCCAGCACATAGCAAAGTGTCTTCTTTTCTTTTTCGTTCCAAAAATGATCATTTTAATTCGTCTCCTCCAGGGTTTCTACAAACTTTTCTATACTGCTTACTATAAACCGGTCTCGCTCGCGTTGAAACCTTAGCTCATTAAGACGGGCCTGATTCTCTTCGATGTCTCTTTCTAGCTCAGCGATCTGCTTGTCGGGGTTGAGAAAATGCAAACCCCCTTTTTTCAACGCCTCTACATGGTTCTTCATGTAATGCTTAACATAGTTTGCCGGGGTGAAAGGCTCCCCCGCCTCCTCTTCAAACATTTTCTTGAACTCCACGGCCCTCTCGTCTACTGATTTCATTTTAATCTGTCTCCTTTTCTACGTTTTTTTGCTTTTCTGTCTCTATATCGTACGGATACACTCCGTGCTCTATTTCTGCGATTTTTTCTACTGGCATAAAGCCTCTAAAATATCTGTATACGTTACGCATAGCGTCATTGTAAATGGCCGCCTCCGGGTCTATTCTGCCGTTGCCGTCTTTTGCAATTATAGGGGCGTGGTATCCGGTGAACCGGGACATTATGTTAAACAGCTGTTTACCCGCTTCCGTATCACATATCCCCGGCACTATTTCTAATAAGGCCTCGTATACGGGGTCTTCTGAAACCGCCGGTCTTTGTTTTAACTCGCGTTTTCTGCCTTTTACCGTTTTTTTCACTAAATCCTACCTCGTTGCCTTTGTTGTGCGAAGGCGGTCTGAGCGTTTTTTGCACGTATATCTGACGCCTTGTCCGCCATCTCTAATTGGCTCATAGCCTGCATTTGTTTTGCCCGGTTTTCGCGTATCGCCTTAACCGTATCCTCGTCATGCATAAGCGTGAGAGGCACACCGGATTTTATAATAGAGAGCTTTTGGTACTCGTCAAAATTAAAATAGTCAGCGTAAGAGGGGTCTATGCTCGCCAGTTCCACGGCCCCCGCCGCCACTGTCTGCATTGCCTGCACCTCTTCAATGTCCCTTTTACGCCTTGCGGGGGTGAGGAATTGCAGGTCGTAAAAATCCTCGTTATTTTCTATACGTCTCAGTATTTCATCCGGTAAATAAATAGGGTCTTTGCCCTTATCTATAAACACCCGCTGCTCTAACTCCGAGCCCTCTTGTACTCCAACTAAACCTCGCTTCATAATTATGTTAATGGTTTTTTGAACCAGGGGGACAAACTTCTCGTGTTCCTGCCTGTTATAAAACTTAAACAGGGGTTTAGCCATCTTGCCCTCGCGAATAAGGGTCTGGGGCACGTTTGTATGGGTTTTTTCGGTGCCTTCCATATCCACGAGTTTGTCTAGCTTATAGTGCTTTGCTATTTTAAGTGTTAGGTCGTTAAGTCTTTCATAAGACGATTTCATCTCCCTTATTTCGAACAGGGGAAACACGGGATTAGAGCTAGACAACCTGGAATTATACCGAATAGTATTAATAGCCCCTGCTGATGTGTCTATACTACCTCTTCCCAGTGAGCCGTCGTCGAGTATGCCCAGTGGCATATCCAAACTTTTTTCCTGCGCCCGTATAAGTGATTCCGCCAAGACATTTATGTCTCGTACCGTCCCTATAGCGAGGAACGATGGACACCTGCCCCACACCTCGTTTGACCGTTTAGCAAATCTGGAAATGACCGCCGGGAACTCATCAAACCCTGATTCACGCATAATGTGGCGGTGTGTGTAGTCTATATGTACCGAAGCTACAGGTTTATTTTTACTCCCTTTTTTAGAAGGGTTATAGACATTTCGCGGCTCTATGATTTTTAAAATATCTACAGTGTCGCTATATTTTCCCTCCTCATAGAGTTTTTTAACTTTCTCATGAACTTTATTTTTACCGTATTCGGCGACTACGTTTTTAACAGTGCTTCTTGTCAGGGCGTGTAAAGTATCAACCCTGCCATCCTTGCCCTCTCCTATATACATTGAGATTACGTCCCACGCTTCATAACGAACGGGAACGGTATCGTCGTTTTCGTCTTCCACCAGGACTATAGAGCTTGTACCGAAACCGCAATTATCCCACATATCCTCATCGAGCGCCGTCGCCAGCCCCGCTTCGTTGTGGTCCATAACACGATTTTTTTCCGCATTGAGTCTGTCAAAAAACTGTTTTAAGTCTTTGGACATTTTTCCGTCAGGCCCCAGCATGTCTTCTGTGGGGTTAATCTTTACACTCCGTGCGCCTTTATCCCAGAGGTCTGATAGCAGTGCGCTGGAGAAGTCTTCAAGAGCGTCATACGCCGAGTTATCAAAAAGGTCCTCGTTTAAAAATTCTCCCTGCGTTGCTGCAAGGGTTTCAAGATTAGAGCTAAACTCCTGTTTGCGAACAAATATGTTTTCGCCTATTTCCTGAAACTGTGGCTCCCAGTGCTTTTTTATATCCTTTAACTGGTCAAAACGGTCTATGTATTTTTTCAATTTGTTTGACATTTTTTACCCACCCATCAGTCTTCTTCTGGCACTACTTCCTGAAGACGTACTGCCGGTAAGTCCCTGGGATTTAACAAGACGCCCCGGGTTACCGCCGCTGGCCAGGATTTTACGGGCCTTTTCAGAGGACTGGTTATCGAGAGCCCTTTGCCTTTTGCCGGGGTCTTGTATCGCCCCTATACCTGCGTAGTTGTCCCGCTTTTTATTATTTTTTGCAACGGCTGTACCAATGCCCACGCCGGCACCCACCGCACCCGCAACGGCCGCACCCCCGGCAACCGCCGCGGCTGTGCCGCCCCCTCCTACTCCTAGAGCGGTTCCTATGCCTATTAGAGCTGTCTCAATACCCATTTGCGTCCCGTCCTGTGTCTTAACCTATTTACGTCTTTTCATTCTTTCCTTTGATTTTAATAGCGGCCCGCCTACTTTGGCAATTTTGTTCTGACCACTGCCTGTTAATATGTTTCTACTACCCATCGAAACTAAAGATTTTCGTTTTACCTCGTTTACCGGAGAAGCAAATGTCAGGGCAAATGCGTCGGATAAATCCAGCTCTACATCGTTCTCCTGCTTAATTTCTGTTTTTAGTTTTAACTTAAACTTACCGTTAGAGGTTGGTATAAAATTCGGTATAGAAAGTAGCTGGACTTTAAACTCATCATCATCCGGCATACTGACATATTCATCAAACCAGTCGCGGGACAGGCCAAATATTTCTGCCCTTTTATTCAGATACGTTTCAGGATACATCATAGAATGGGTTTCCGAGAAAAATACTCCTCTGACAAATTCGCCATATCCCAGCTCGCGCAAACGGTGTATACAGTCGTACCCGTATGCATTGTCCAGGAAAAACATATCGGCGTATTCTTCCTCGATTTTCCGTATAAGCATTCCCGCCAATTTCATACCGTCCATAACGCCCGGGTATTTTTCATAGTCAAGCATTTTGTAGCCCTGCCGCCTGACAAACGCTGTGGGGTCGTCGCCTGTGCCTGACGCGTCAACGCCGCATATAATAGGCGTAGGTTCTTTAACCTGTATAACACGTTTACACGCTGCCTCGATTTTTTGAGTACGATACAGGGATTGCGCAGAAGCCATAAACGCCTCTTCAAGAGAGTTGGGATACTCCATCCTAAACTTCTCCTCCTCTTTGTATGTGGCTTTTTTATTGCGCCTCCACTGTATTTGTTCGTCGTCGAGACCGTATAACTCTTTAAGCTCTTCTTCCTCAGCCGTCAGTGTAAAATTTTCCGGAACCCTGGTCCTGTATTCTTCCTGCCAGTACCAGGGGACAAAAATAACAATGTAATCAGATTTGCCCTGCTGCGCTTGCTTAACCATATTATGAAACCAGTTGCCAATGCCGTTCACGGTAGTTTCAATAATAACCTCCGTATCATCGTTGTCAGCGACTGAGTTCATAACACCGGCGGCTATGCGGTCGGGGTTTTGGTAAAACGCCGCTTCAGAAAGATGGAGACGCTGGTTAGTAGAACCCCTTCCAACATCACCTGCTCCCGCTGTACCGACACTATAAGAGGACCCGTTATCCAGCCTCATAAAACGTTTATTGTCTTCTGTTTTTTCAGGTCGGAGAGACTCAGGTAAATTTTTATGGTAAAAATCGACTTTATCAAAAAGCAGGTCTGTGGTGTCGTCCCTGTGCGATACGATAAACGTAGACTGGTGCGACTTCTTAATATTTTGTTTAAAAAACCTCGCCGCAATCCAGGTACTAAACCCCTGCTGTCTCCCTTTTATTATGATAGCCCTGACTTTACCGGTTTCGCGCTTTTGCTCTTCAACCTTGTTATGTGCGTATAGCTGAGCTTTATTCAGTTTAAGGGGTGTGACATCGCCGTCTTTAGTAATGATTTTTAAGCATTTTTCGAAGAAAAACACGTCGTCATTTTCAAGGCGTTCGTGCAGTTGTTTAAGCCTTTGCCGCCTCATAAACTCTTGCGCGCCTGCGGTGCTCATTTAGAAATCCTCTAACAGTTCATCTATACTCGGTTCGTCTATACTCGGTTCGTATTGATTTTGTTGTGGCGTGTTTTGTTGCTCATCTGCTTCA